ATAATTATATATTTTGAAGTAAATATCAACTGCACCCTTACCTCTAATTCTCCATCTCCATGTATCTTTGTGGTGTTTTTGTCTAGGTTTTATAAAAACAACGGATCCTTTACCAAAAAAATCTTTTAGTCTTGTAATTACATCTTTATCTGTCATTTCAACGGATATAGAGGGTATCGCGTAGCCTGGTTTAGTTTTTTCGTAAGCTATACAGCCCTCGCCATCAATAATACCTGCAAAATAGGCTTCTTGATTACTTTTTGTTTTTTCTTTTAGTGAGGGGAACTGTAATACCTTGTGGGTTTGGTCCTTTTTTAGGTGGTGGTCCAAATTTTTTTCCTCCACTAAGTCCTTTTCTTTTTTCTCTTGCAGTTCTTGCCATAATAAATCATTATTTTTGTTCTAGTTTTCTTTCAGCTATATCTAATCTGTTATCAGCTTGTTGATCTTGCTGTTGAAGTCTATCATATTGGAAGTTTAACTTCTCTGCTTCTCTTTGATTTTCTTGTTCTTGTTTAAATTTAGTTTCTTCCGCTTTTCTTTGCATATCCATAGCTTTTAAATCAATTTCTTGTTGTTTTATTCTAACTAATGGATCTTGTTTAGCCATACTGGCTTTCATTTCTTCTTGAACTAGTTGTGTAGTAATCTCAGCGATAGCTGTAGCGACTGCAGCATCAAACCTTACTTGAAATTGTTGAGGATCTGTTTGTTGTAACTGCATTAATTGTGGGTCTTGTCCCATTTGTTCACCAACTTCTTGTCTTGCTTTGAAAGAAATGTGATCAGATATATGTGATTGTAATAAAGCATAGACCTGTGGGTTTATTTGAACCATTCTAGATGCCATAAATGCTGAGTGAGCAGCTATGTGTGCATCGTGATCTTGAAATTCAAAAGCAGTTAACAACTTCATCTGTAATGCTCTAGCATTTTCTTTTGCTGGATCCATAGGTTCAGGTTGTTTAGCTGGTGGTTTTAAAATTGTTTCTATTTGTTTTGTACCTAAAGCTTCATAAACTCTTCTATAAGCTTCGTGAATGTTGTGTAATTGTGGATTAGAACTAGCAATTTGTAGTTGTGTTTGAGCTAAGGTTACTCTCTGAGCCATTGACATAATATTTGGATCAGCTACTGGTAAAACATCTACTCTGTTATCAAAGTCTGTACCTTTAATTGTTCTTGGACCACCATAAACATCATAGGGATATTCAGCAGGTAAATATTCTCCACACAACCTTGCTAAAATTTTAAATTCTAGTCTCATTGCGTAGTAACATCTTTTGTGTACACCACTCATAACTCTAGATCCTCTTTCCATCATAGCAATAGTAGTTCCTACTGCTCTGTTTTGCGTATCATTACCTACTGCTGTATCTGTGATGGCTGCAAACTTTTGACCTGCTTGTACAACGAAACCTAATAAATTAAATAATGTTGTACTTGGTTCAGAGAAAGGAAGATTAAAAAACTGATCTCTTATGTTACCCCCTGGTGCATCGACATCTCTAAACTCTCCAGGTTGTATTGGTTGGTCGTCATCTCTAACTCTTATACCTCTTGATTTAAATCCTGCTGGTAAATTTTTTAAAGTACCTGCATCGATCAATTGTCTTAGTGCAACTGTAGCTGCTCTAGATAATCCACCAATTGTGTGGATTAGGCCAAAGCCATAAAAACCAAGTCCAGGTAAAAATTTGTAGTGAACAAAATATTCTATTCTTGTGTAGTTCTGGTCATCCACTCTGTAATTTCTATAGATAGATAAAACTTCTCCTGAGCTTTCGTCAATAGTGACGATGTATGGAATCTTAATTGATTTTTTAGATCTCTTATCAAAATTCTCGTAGTCGTCTAAATTTAAATCAACATGCATTTCTAAAATGGTATGTATGTAATCTGTAAATCCTGGTTTAACTCCATCAAGATCATCTATCTTTTGTTGTAGATCAGAATCTTGCACATTACTTGGATTAGGTAATTCTATATCTCTATAAAAACCTGCGGCCATTTTTTTAGCTACATCATTTTCACTCATTTTAATAATGTGTGTAATTCTACCTGCATCTTTTAAATCTGAAGCATAGTAAGGAACAACTAAATCTTCTGCGGGTACAAATTTTGAAACTGGTCTTTTTAAAAATTCATCATAATAAACTTTTTTAAATGTTGATCCTGATAATGGTAAATAATATAACATCTGATCCATATCAGTTGTGTAGTCCTCCATCTTCTCCATAAGAAGATAGTTAAGATACTCTTGTACACGATCTGATTGTTGTTCGGTGGCAGGTGTTCTTAGTCCTATGACTTGTGTTCTTACTGGACCATCACTTGGTAATAATTCTTTGTATGCTGAAGCTTGGAATGTTGTAGCACTTTCACTTAACAACGGATGAGTGACACCCGATGCACCTTTGAAAGGTCTTGTCATTTCGTTGTATTTAACACCAAGAAGATCTAAACCTTTAGTATAGCCTTCTTCCCATTCTTTTCGTGATTCTCTATCTTTTTTAAATTCACCAATTAATTCTAGCCCTAAACGTTTGAGCTCTCTTTCGTCCATCTCTTCTGCAAGATTGGCATTGAAGTCGTCCTCTAAATTTTCTTCTACGACTTCTTCTCCTTCGACCTCAACAACGGGTGGTAGACCTTCAGGTTGTTCCTGAATTTCTTCTACTTTAGTTTCATCAACGATGTTTTCGGATATTTCCTTTTCTACAGCCATAATCTAATTTATCATAAGGTTTTAAATATATCCACTACTAAGCCACCTTGAGCTTTATAGAGTTTCTGTGTGTACGCCATATTGGGTTTAACTTCAATAGCAAAAGCATCGAAATACAACCTTGGGTCATTTTCTTGTATAAGCTTATATCCTTTCATAGGACCATTAGATGCTGTTTCATGATAATCACTTATGATTTTTTTACCGCCCTTAGCTTCAGGATATGTAAAAGTATCTTTCATAACCTCTTTATAAGGTTTTTTAGGATCAGATAAAGAAAGTTTAATAGTGCCTGCTTTTGAATCATTAAATTTTGCAGCTTTCTTCATCAGTTGTGGCATAACTGCTTGTCCTTTTTTATCTATACCTTTACCATTTGCATAACCATAAAATCTTTCATTACCCGCTTTATAACCTTGTCTGAAATGTAATTTATTAAATGGCATAACAGCAACATAATCAAATTTTTCTTTAGCCGCTTTGTTCATTAAAAATTTAAGTGAGTAATCTCCATAAGCATCAGCGTCTAACAATGGAAAGTAATCTAATTTTTCACGTCTTCCTCCGTATGATTCAGATTTTTTAAACGTATTATTTATTTGTTGATTGACATTTTTTAAATCATCAGAGATAGCTCTTGATTTATTAAACTGACCTTTAGCTATTGCATCATCCATATCTGTTAAAAGTTTTGTTCTAGAGTTCACAAGGAGATCCATTTCAATATCTTTTTGAAAAGGGTTTATTCTTCTCTCTCCTTTAAAAGCTTCTTTAGCAGTAAGTTGTTTAGCAATACTTTGATTAGCATCAGATTGTATTTCATGGATGACCATGGCCTTTTTTCCGTCAGGCGTTATTCTTGTATCGTACCTTACATGAAATAAATTATTTTTGAGTCCTTCGTAATGACCCATGTTTCTCATAGGGTTATTGTTACCTAAAATAGGTTCATCAAGAACGAATACCGTTTCTCTGTAGTTGTTACCACCTTGTAATGTATAGCTAGTCTCGTTTTGATATTTAGTTGGTCTTACATTACCACCACCTTTAGATATTCTAACAAGTTCATCAAGTCCACCCATTAGACCATTGATCTGAACCTTTTGATTTTGATTGAATGCCTCTTGTCCTCTTAAAGCAGCTAGATCACTTCTAAGTTCTGTGTAATTTCTTTGAATACTGTTTTGGTCTCCACTCTGTATTGCTCTTTTTAAACCTTCTAAATTTCTTTTAATAGTAGGAAAAATTCTTGCAGCGACTGGACTTGTTTTTGAGAGATCATCTATTTGACTTGTCACACCTTTTAAAATGGTATCTACTTTTGGTGAAGTAAATACACCACCAAATTCAACTGGTTTTAATCTGTTAACAGGATTCATCTTAATCATGTTACCAATATCTTGAGCTGATAATTTTAAATTAAATCTTTTTGCTGCACCTATAAGTCCACCAGTAATGTTTCCAAAGTCATCAAAGGTTGCAAGGTTAGTATCAAAAAGTTCTTCCTTATTAATAGTAGCTTCTTTACCAGCAAACCTAGATCCTCTATCGTATGTAAATCTCTTGGGTCCTCTTTCTGTTCTTGTAGCGTTTTTACCAAAGACTTTGTAATTAACTTTTCTTGTAGATGTTAAATGATCAATCCATTCATCAGCTGAGTATTTTCCTGGTCCTTTTTTCATTACCCAATCATATGTAGACGAACCAAAAGCAGGTTGTCTTGATTCACCCATCAATAGATCGTCAGTAATCTTACGTTCTACTTTGACAGGAAGTTGTGCATCTTGTTTAGCTAATGTTTTAGCTGGAAGTTGTTTAGATTCTTTTGTGTATGTGATTAATTTTTGAGTATCACCTGATACAGGATCAGTTTTTTTCTTTTTAAGAAGTGATTGTATTCCTCTTTTGAAAAGTTCTTTGAGGGCCATGAACCCTCCTAGTACATTTTAGTAGGCTTATTTCTACCAAGTTTACATTTAACTTTTACAGACTTACCTTTGCTTGCCATGATAGGTCTTTGCATCATGCCACCACCCATTTTTTTGGCAGGTCTTTTTGTAAAAGGTTTTTTACCAGTTCTTTTCTCGTACATTTTTTCTAATGCTGCTTTACCAAGTAATGCTGCTCCTGCAACACCAGCTGCGATCTTACCTACTCTTGAAGCTTTGACAGCATTCATAGCTGCTCTACCACCAGCTAAAGCCATTCTTCTCGCTTCAAATTTTTTATTCTCAGCTTTTTCTTTAATGTCTTTCAAACCTTTTAAATATTTTTTGTATTTAGTAGCTTCACCCATGCCACCTTTATCGGCTTTTAACATTCCTCCACGTCTCATTATAGGACCTGCAATACCTGGTGTACCTAATTTTTGTTTTTTATACATTTCAATTATATTTTTACCAAAACCTGTAGATTTCATTGTGACATCTTGAGCATTTGCCGTAGCTGATTTTTTTTTACCCAATAATTTTTTTGCTCCTAATAATCCTGCGCCAAGTGCCAATAAACCAACTGAGGCTTTCATAACTTTACCTGGTTTCATTTTCTCGTCTTGTAAACCTTGTCCTCTGCCTTTAGCTTTTTCAGCTCTAAGCACTGCGAAATCTTTTGCATCAATTTTATTTGGTGGTGGAGCTTTAGCTGCAATCTTAGCTTGGCCGCCTGTTAAAAAACCACCTGGAAGATTATCTCTTTTTTTGTTCATTCTTCTTTCAGTTTCTTCTCTCATCTGTTCAATTCTTCTAAATCTCTCTTCTCTAGTTTGTTTTCTAGCTTTCGCAATACCTTCTCTAGAAGGTCCTCTTTTGTATGCCATTACTTAACTCCCTCAAACTTTCCACCTCTGATAGCTGCGCCCATACCTCTACACATACCACCTTGAGAGAAGGAACCATCTGAAGCTGTGACTCTTTTTGAAGTTCTTGATTCTATTTTGTCAGCTAATTTTTTAGCTTCTTTATCTGTCATTGGTTCTTTTCTAAAAAGATTTTTTTCTTTCCTGTTCTTATTAATAAACTTTTTCAAGCTCTGAACTTTTGGATGTTTTTCATCGTAATTAAAAGTTGGACCACCTTCTTTCATCATGGATCTTTTCATCATCATGCCGCCACCCATTTTAGCAACACGTCCACCTGATTTATATCCTTTAGGTGATACTTGTTTGTTGTATAGTCTGTTTGCCATTATTTTTTTACTCCTTTAAATATTTGTGTTCCTTTTATACCATAAATACTCGCAACTACAAGTATCCATAAATTTGTAAACCATTTCGGAAGTTCTGAGAACATCTCGAAAAACAGTTTTACCTTGTCCATCGCAGTTGGATCGTCCGATATAACTGCCCAGGCCAAAATTGCAATCGGCGTTGACAATATTATGAGAACTGCCTCGTCCTTCCAGTCAGATTGTCTAGCTTCTAATAATTTACCTTGGTAAGCTTCTTTTCCTTCAGCCATTTTCTGTGCATGCATTAATTGTGCATCAGACATTGCCATCTTCGTTTTCTGACGGTTAGCATAAATTTTACTACCAGCAGAAACGGCTAATTTAATTGCCGAGAACCACATAGGTTAGTACCAAGTTGCTGTTTTTTTCTTTTCCGGTAACATTCTTCTAGTTCCTCTAACTTTTTCCTTATCTCCTGTAGGAATTCCGTTAAAAGCACCATCAGCAGTTGACTTAGATCTAGGATCTATCTCAACATTCTGAGAAGGTATTGCTACTTTTTTAGATTTTTTATAGTTCATCATAAATTATCTCCGTTTTTATATTGTTTTAACTTTTTTATTTGATTTTGTCATGCTTTTTCTTACTAATCGTCTATTTCTACGACAGCAGACTGCATTCCTGACTTAGCAAGGGAAACTCCCGCTCTTAATTTAGCTAAATCTTCGTTCTGTTCTAGTTTATCCTCTGAAATATCTTTAGCTTGCATTAACTTAGCTCTATCTAATTCAGCTTTAGACTCATCCGCTTCTCTCTTACGCTCATTTTCCATAGCTCTAAGATCAACTTCTCTAGATTTTAACTTCAATAAAGGATCTGAATCAAATTGTGATGTAATTTTCTTCTCTTCCTTCATAAACTCTTCAGTCATTTCTGCAATCAAGATAGCTTTTCTTGATTCTATTTTTTGAGTTATCATTTGAATCTGTTGGCCTATCTGAGGATTCATTTGAGCTTGTTGTTGCATCATCATCATTTGTTGCATTTGTTCTCTAAACTCTAATTGAACTTGTTCTTGAGCCATTAGAGAAATATGTTCTAAAATATTTTTCTGAATAGATGCCATGATAGCAGGATTATTTCTAACCATGTTTGTAGACATGAAATTCAAGTGAGATGTGACGTGTGCTCTATGATCTTGGCCTGTGAAAGCTTGAAAAGGTTTAGCTGCCATTGCATCAATGTGTTCTAAGCTTGGATCTTTTGGTGCTGGCGGCGGAGGCGGAGGTAAAATCTGATCTATATTTTTAACTCCTAATGCATTGTACATATTTCTATATACGGCATATAAATTATGAATCTGTGGACTTGATGTTGCTAATTGTAATTCGGTTTGAGCCAAAGTAATTCTTTGAGACATAGAAAAAATATTTGGATCAGCTACAGGTAAAATATCTACTCTGTCATCAAAGTCTAATTGTTTAATCTGTCTTTGCCCACCTACAACATCGTAAGGATAATTTGGTGGAAGATAAGTTGCAATAACTTTTCCTAGTAATTTAAATTCTTGTTTAAGTGCTGTGTACAATCTTTTGTGAATTGCAGACATCACTTTAGATCCTCGCTCAAGAAGAGCAATCGTTGTACCTACTGCAGCGTTTGAATTACCTTCACCCACTTGCATTTCAGATATTGAAGCAAATCTTTGACCTGCTTGAACTACGATACCCATCAATTGTAATAAAGTCTGTGATGGTTCTTTGTAAGGTAAAGGATAGAAAGCGTCTCTTAATGATCCACCGGGTGCATCTACATCTTTAAATTCACCGGGCTGAATAGGAGCTGCTTCGTCTCTAACTCTTACACCTCTTTGTTTAAATCCTGCAGGTAGATTGGAGAGCGTACCTGCATCTAGTAATTGACGTAAGGCTGAAGTTGCCGTTCGTGATAAACCGCCAATCATATGTATTAATCCAAAACCATAAAACCCAAGTCCTGGTAAAAATTTAAAATGAACAAAGTATTGAGTTTTATTTTTCTTTGGATCTTCTGCTTTGTAATTTCTTCTAAT